CGCAGAACCTTTTCGGACTTGATTTTCAATCTTGTCCTTAGATTTTGTATAAGGTCACTCCCAATCAATGTTTTGGGAAGAGTAGCTTCAATAGCAATTAACAATTGACTGAATGAATCATCCTTTCGAATGATTCTGTCAACAATTAAGGCCCTATAGTAACTGATCCATATGTGGTCAGGAAATAAGGGTTTGCTGTTTTTAGAAAGATTGTAAACTTTCTTTATAAATGATGTCCAGTCGAAAGACGGAACTCTTTCATTTATATGAATAAAAAGATTCGTTAAGTAGAATATATTCTCCTCAGCGTTCTTACAAAGATTAGTACTTATTCTGGAAACGTCGTTTCCATAGTTTAGGTTACGTGAAACAAATTCACCGACTAGGTTTCCCTCAGTCGCAATCTTTGACTTGGAGATGTTGATTTTCAAACCAGCATCCTCTACAAGACTCTGTTGAATTAGACCCATTGGATCTTGATTCCACAGATCGTCACCCACTTCATTGAAGAGTTCTTCAAGATTGGTAATGACACCGTTTACATCTCTTTTTATTAACTCAGGATATTTCTTGGTTAATAAAAATTCTATTAATGACAGATAGCCTAATGAGGCTATTGCAAAGGAACCTTTCGTTCCCATACCCTGGCCGGTCAAATAACGTACGAGCTTACTCGAACCATTTAACGACCATTTACAGCGTACTACTAGTTTCAACCAGTTCTCATTGAACTCCTCTCCAAAGAGGCACACCACGTGTGGGCTCTGGAACCTTACACTAAAAGTGTCTGTCCAGGAAACGGCATCAGTAGATCGGGTTCCCGATTTAATGTACTTTTTGAGTTTCTCGAAACCACCTGCATGGTCAAATATATTTGAGCATGTAGGATACATAATTTTTAGTACCTCTATTACCCTGTCCTCAAAAGGTGTTAATAAACACTGAGTCCAGTAATCAGGTATAGCTACCGTTCTGGATTTGTTACCAGAATCAGTGACTGCAGTAAGCTTACGTAAAACATAAGTATCTGCTACATTTACATTCGGCGAATGATAAAAACTATTGTCTTTATCTTCACCCAGTTTATCCGGTGACCAGGCTGGATCTTTTATCCTATCGCCCCTTTGGTCATATCTGAAATATGTTGCCACGTGCTCCTGAAACTTGAGATACTCTGAGTTTCCAGTGAGTTCACATAACCTTTTAAAAGGTATACCGAGCTCATCATATAATAATATATGAGCTTCGAGTGCAGCAGAGTCACACTTCGGTGCCTTATTCGGCCCGTTAGCAGTGAAGTTAAGAGGAGGTTTTACAATGTAATCCTTGATAGGATCACCCTCTTTCTTTAGTAAATTTAAAGAACGATATTTATTCCTAACGAATTCTTTGAACTCGTTAAGAAATTCTTTGTTGATATTCGCTTTATATTCGATGTTTTCAATATCGATTTCGCGAAAATCTTCTACAATCCTTTGCATGCTGAAAAGCGTGCGGATTATCTGTTCTCCGGCTACGGCAAAAGGACCACGGTCCCTTACCTGGTGCCATAAAGGTCTCAATGAGCCCAAGGCATTTGGCCACTTATCTACAAGTCCTATTGACAATCTGTCAACAGGCTTTATAGTTTCCCACTTCTGTCCTTCCATTAATGCGACGCAATATTGTTGGACAAGTTTGTACTTACTGGTACCAAATTTGATACCTAAGTGAGTAATGAAATTATTATGCATTGTGATGACATCGTCGATGGCCTTCTCAATGTTAAAATTTACTATTAACTCTGGTTTACCCACTTGCTCGAGGAGCTGTTGGATAACCAATTTCAAAACGCCAGTTTTACACTGAAGCGTTCCCGGTAAACGGTCTTTCTGTTTAGGAATTAAACGCATACTCTTTTTA